GACAGCGAGAACCTGATAGACATTTTGTGGAACGACGAAATCGTTGTATGTGCCGGGTACTATGTATGCTCTGACGTTTTTCCAATACGGCGGCGCAACGCGTGTCGGAACGTTCGGAGGAAGCGGATAACCGTAATTTCCCTTGTTCATCAGAAATCACCTCCATTGATGACCGTCACTTTGAATGTCTCGGCGTTATGCGTCGCCACTTTCAGCGTCGCGCCAGCCTTCAGCACGAGGCCATTCTCAAAAACAACATCAGCAGCCCACGCTGGAACCGCCGCCGACGGCGTGATCGGCAGTACTGGCACTTCCAAAATGAGTGACGAATCTACGAAGAACCGAATCATCCCGGCCGTAGTCGTTCCAGTCGCTGCGATTCTCACCCGGTCAACGCGCGAGCCATTCGCACCTGCGGTCATGAGTGTGACCAGCGTTCCAGAGCCGTCGCGGTTCGGGTTCGCGGTTGAGATGGTGACAGACGGCGATTTCGGCGTGCCAACGTATTGCGGATTCGATGCCATATCAGATCACTCCTTGAGACATGAGCAGGAATCCTGGTGTGCCAAAGCCCCAGGAAGCTACTCCGTTTTGCGATGTAAGGACATATTGCGTGCCATCGTTCGGCTGTGCTGGAAGCGCAGCTTGGAAAGCTTGCTGAACGACGAATGCAGTTGTTGCAATCTTGGTGCTGTTGTCACCAAGCGACGGGGTGGGCGCAGTGGGCGTTCCTGTGAATGCCGGTGAATCGAGTCCGGCCTTCGTCGCAAGTCCAGCATCAACATACGCCGTGCTCGCCGCCTTCGTCGAATTGTCACCTTGAGTTTGCGTTGCGACATTGACCGTTGCCGCCGTGAAATCATGCGTTCCGCTGTAAGTGTCGCCGTTTCGGTTAGCGCGGTCGTTGCCGCTGACCAGGTAGAAGTTCGTGCCGTCGTAATATGCCGCTACGATGCCGCCGCTCTCGATGTCGCCAGACCTTAGCGTCGTTGAATCGACTGCGAGCAGCGGCTTGGCCGCTAGGCTGTTGATCTTCAGCGTCGCAGCGCCTGTATTTGCGTGCGTCGCCTTGAATAGCACCAGCATCGACGCCGTATAGTCCGCCGGGGCCGGGCTGATGGTAATGACATAGTCGTTGACCGTTGCACCCTGCGCCTCGCTGCCGGTCACGATGACCATGCCGGGGAGACCCGCGAAGCTGTTTTGCAGCACCGACTTGATCATCCGCAGATGATCGTCGCCTTGGCTTTTCGGATCGGTCGAAGTCGGATTCGCCGCGTTCAGGTTGGCGATGTAGGTTGCAGTTTCAAGCGGCATGTCAGTCTCCGCTGAAGAAGTTGAACGAGCCGCCGCGCAGACCTATGTCTGTGCGAAGCGTTGCGCCGCCCACATGATCGGCGCTTCGTGCCCGTGCAAGCGCTATCTGGTATTTCTGCTCGGAAGCCTGCGCAAACGCGGCATCCCGGACGAACAGCGCTGCCTCATGGCACGCGCCCCACAGATACAGATCAGGGAAGCGCTCCAGCACTATGTTCGACGGATTGGTATCCGACAGCGCATTGATGGTATTGCGATAGAAGTAGTCGATGGTGTATGCGCCATTCGGCGTCGGGTGCAGCACCAGATATACGCCATCGAACGCGATGAAATTCGGGATGCTTGAGTATTGTTCGTGCGCGTATTTCTGCGCCAGCACGCGAGCCGGCACGATCTGCATCGGCGTAGATGCTGGCTCTTTCCGATGTGCGTATTCGATGCTGATCATGCCAGACGGCGATGCATACGTGCGCTGGCCAGCCGTAGTAATAAGCTGCGTCTCAGATCGCATCAGCGAAATGTCGCTGATGTCTTGATTCAGCCTAGTTTCCGCAAGAGCAATGAAGTCTGGGATGCGGTCGTCAATATCCGACCGGTGCATCCATTTTGCGACCGCATTCTTGAGCTCTGCGTAGGTCGAGATCATCTGCGGCTGCTCCGATTTGCCCGCGTCCGTGTCTCATCATTATACGATTGGCGCACCTCGTCGAGCGGAGCGTATCCGTTCTCTCGCGCCGTTTTTTCTTCTTCCTCGTCGCTGACGATGACGTAGTCCGAAAGATCGTCACATCCCTTTTTGCCATACAGCACTTTGGGGTATTGCTGCATGCCTGTTCTCCTTCAAAAACCCGCCCCAGGGAGCGGGGCGGGTGCCTGCTCATCAATTGGACAAGATGCGGCAAGCAAGCTGCGGCCGGATCGTCTTGTAGCCATACAGCACATCAATACGACACGGCAGGTTGTCGTTGTTGATGTCGTATGCCCGGACGATACGAATGCTGATGCCGTCATAGACCTCACGCGCCGCAAAATCAACACCCTTGGGCATCACAAGGTCGGCGGTTGCAAACGCGAACGCATCCTGATGGAACACCAGCGAGGGCTTATAGACCGTGTATGCTCCTCCAACCTTGCTGATGGCCGCGCCGTTCGGAATGCCGGATGACGTGACATTCTGCATGCCGCCGGACGTGTAAATAGCCGGAGCAATTTGCAGCGTGCCCGCGCCGCCAGCATAGTCCGCCGTGACGACGAACTGCTGCAACACACCAGTATCGGCCTTGGTTTCCGGATGCACGCGGTTGCAGCCAGCAAAGGTGATGATATCGCCCTTCTTGAACGTCGTGGTGCCAGTCGCGACAGTCACGGTCGTAGATCCGTTGGCCGTCACTGCACCATTCACGGTGTAGAGAGTCGTCGATGGTGACGTGCCGGTCATTTGCGTTGGGATCAGTGTGTTCTCATAGAAGTCGAACCCAGCCGATCGGCCCATCTTGCCTTCGCGGTATTGCTTTGCAACCTCGGTGCTGTCCTGGAACAGACCCTTGAGCGCGTCGACAAGATCAACCTGATCATGCGTGTTCAGCAGGGCGGTGCGGTTGTTGTCCATCGGGGCGAGGTTGTCGTTAAGCACCTTGCGGCCAGTCAGAATCTGCCGAAGCGTAATCGCTGAGCCGATGTTGTTGACGGCGTTATAGACGTCAAGGAACATCGACATGGCGTCGGCCTCGATATTGGCGGCCAAGACAGCCATAGCGGGTTCCAAGATGCGCTGGCTAAAGTCGTCGAGGCTCAAAGTCAATTCAGCGGAACTGAAGTTGACATCAACGCCTTTCTGCGTCGCCACGGTCAGCGGGACTTGAGTTTCCACCGTGTCTTGGGTTGCCAGCGTTTTGCCGGAACGAACAGTGTATTGGTTCGGTAGGCGGATTTTCAGCGTATCGCCGATTTTCGCGCCAGACGTGGCAAACGAATCGTCATATTGACGATTGATGTTGCCGACGAAGTTGAGTTTCTGATGCAGCACGCGCAGTGCTTCGCGCGTGATCTGCTGCGGGGTGAGTAAGGTGTTGGCCATGATTTACCGTCCTTTCGATTTCCGAAGTTGTTCGTTTCGCGCCTTCATCCATTCGTTGATCGGCATCGAGTTCATGTCACGTCGGGCGGGTGCATTTGTGCCCCCGACTTTCGTGACAGGCTTCGCCGTTTGATTGGATCGGGCGCTTCCCTGTTGCTTTTTCAGCAACTGTGAGCCGACCATCGCGGCGTGCAAGACCTTGACGACGCGCGGGTCAATGACCTGCGACAGCTCATGCGGTTGGAATCCGAATTCCTTGACCGCAAACTCGTTGATCTGCTTCGCCAGTTCAGGCCCCCAGTTCGGGATGTCACGCTTCAGAACCGCATGGCCTTCTTCGATCCGCTTGGCAAGCTCTTGCTGCGTCTCGAAAGCCCGCTGCTGCTCCATCTGCTGCAAGCGCGCGATTGTCTGCTGCCGCGCGTCCTTGAGTTGCGTGTATTGCATCCACAGCTTTTGTGCTTGCAGCGGATCGGTATCGGACAGTTGCTGCCAGTTGATCTGCTCGAACTGTTGCAATTGCTGATCCAATGCCGTGACCGTCGCAAGCGCTTGCATGTGCTCCGCATTTGCCTGCTGAAACTTCGCTTTTTCGGCCTCGGCCGCACGGCGTAGTTCAGCAAGCTCCTGCGTCTTGCGCGTGTAATCCGCGTGCATCATGATTGCGCCTTTCAGCGCCTTCGGCACGCGGTATTTCTTGCCGTCAAGCTCGACCTCTTCCTCTTCGTCATCAGGCGGCGTAGCTTGGCCGTCTTGCGGCTGCTCGCTGCTTTCAGGCGATTCGTTGTCGGTTTGCGCTTCTTCGGCGTCGACGACTCCTTCCGGCACCTCAGCTTGCTGTGCTTCGGCGTCCATCTGGTTGGTCGCAGTTTCTTCCGTCATGATCACTCCTCAGTGGGTTGGTGATGGTTGGATGCCGCCAGATGGCGGCTCTTGTTGAGTCGGTTGTGCAGCAGGTAAGCCATTCTGCGATGATAATACCTGCTGCACAATCTGCAATACCAGCGCCTGCACCTCTTGCGGCGTCATGCCTGATTGCACGGCCTTTATGCGCTGCGTCTCGGCGTTATAAGCGTCGATCTCCAGCTTGCGCAACTCAAGCGCTGTTTTCTCTTTCTCGGCCTCAAGCTGCTGCCGTAGCTGCTGCACTTGCTGTGCAAGCTGTTGCATCTGCTGCGCCGCTTGCTGCTGCATTTGCTGCTGTGCCTGCTGCCCTTGAATTTGCGCAGGAAGCATAGCCTTGAATCGTGCCGCTATTTCTTCAGCATCCGGCCAGTCGAGATTCTTGACCAGCAGATCGCCAATCAGCGGGGCAGCCGGCGGATATGCACGCAGCAACTCGGCCATCTGCGCCACGATTTCCTCGCTCCGGGTTGCAAATGACGGGCCGGCTTCTACGACCACATCATATCGCCCAGCAGACAGATCGTAGATGCGCGATACTGCCTGTTGCGTCTCTGCCAGTTCTTCCTGCGGCGTTTCTGCACCTACCGTCAGCGGTTGATTGACAGGCACGTTTTGCACGCTGCCATCCTCTCCCAACACTCGCAGAATGCGCGGCCCGGAATAGACATGCGGGATGAGATCGACGACGACGCGGCCCAAGTGCCGAATGGCGCGGGTCATGTTATCGAGGAAGTGGAAGTTCGTTAGGCTGCTCTGAATTTTCCGCGCGTTGATCGCAACGCCAGAAGTCTCATTGCTGCGCTGCCCAAGTGACGGGTCGAAAATGCCCATGATGGCCTTCATGTCGTCGCTGGCAGCCAATGCTTCGCTCATCGCTCCGGCGGCCGCGCCAGTATCCAGCGGCTGACGCTGTGGCGGCGTCGGGCCGTCATATTCGACGAATGGATGCGAAGTGGTATTGATCGTTGCCCACTTGGAAGCGTCCGTCGAGAAAGCGCCGCGCGGCCCGATGAACGGGACTCTCGGCGCAAGCGCTACCAGTTCCGTGCTGGTCGTTCGCCAGTAGTTGAACATCCGCTGCGCGTCTTTCGCATCGCGAATCAAGCTGCGCCAGTAGCGTTTGCCCTCGACGATTACCTCATCGCCATACACTGGGATGATCGGGATGTAGATTCCAGGCCAGTCGTTTTCTTCGAGCACCTCCGCGCCGGTAATGACACGCTGTTTTACCTTCCAGGATTTCGTCTCGCGCTCGCCGCGAACCGTAATACCGAGCAGGTCGAAGTAATCCTTGGACTTGCGGTATTGCTCGGCATCGAGAATCGTTTTATCCGACAAGAGCACGATCTTGCGCGCCAGTTCCTCGCGTGACCACCATTCGGCCACCTGAAGCACGTCGTCTTCGGCCCAAGGCGCGGGAAGATTGCCATATCCAGCGCCTTCCCAATCGACTTCCTCAGCGCCCTTGTATTTCCTGCGGAAGGCGTCCTTTGTCATGCGATCAACCACGAACGCGGTGTTCCAGTCGCTGGAATCTGCCGCTTCGCTCATCGGATCGCCGTAGATCGAGAAAGGATTCGCCACCCGCAAGATGCGGACGTCCATGTCAAACGAGTCGTCATGCGCGTAATCAATGTCGACTCGTAAATACCCGATACCGCACGAAACTGCGAACTCAACGGCGGTGTCGTATGCGACGTCTGCATTGCTGATGTATTCGATATTGCGAATCAGGCCGTTGATCACCTCGGCCGTTTCAGGGTCGGCCTTGTCATCGACCGGCTTTACCTTGATCGACGGATTGTTTTGCCTCGCATCATTGACGACCTGACGAATGAAAGCCGGCAGGCGGTTGATCGTCAGGCACGGTCTGCCCTCGAGCTCGCGCTGTTTTCGGACGGATTCCGGCCATTGTTCAGAGAGCCGCGCAAATCGCAGATCGTCGATAGCCTCGGCGCGGTTGTCAGCTTCGGCTGCCACCGCTTCATCAAAGGCCTCGCGTGCGGTTTTCAGTATGTCGTCCATATCACGCCATCCATGCGCCTGCTGTGGCTATCTCGCGATGAGGCGGCTTCGGCCTTGCGATGTCGAAAAGCTGCTCTGCGCATATCGCCATCAGTCCGAACGCGTCAGCCCCATGACTTGACCAGTCATGCTCCGGCCCAAGACCGATACCGCGCGCCTCATCCCACTTCTCATGATACCACCCTAGCGCGTCAAGTCCAGCGGAAGTCGTTTCCTCGTTGAACCAGCATGAAGGCAACCAGCGCCGCACGGCCTCGATACGCTGGCGAGCGGCCCCGCTGCCCTGATTCGGAACCACGGTCACGTAATAGCCCGCCTGGCGAAGCGCCGATTCGTAGCTGACGGCATAAACCTTGTCATGCTGCGCGCCGTCATGAGGCAGCCATATCTGGGCACGCTCTGGAGTATATCCGCGGATGCGCATCCACTCGAGATGCGCCGCAAGCGGCTGTCCAACCGCCTCGTAGTAATCCAGCACGCGGATTTCCTTGCCGATGATCTGCACGGCCCATATCGCGCACGCATCCGCGCGTGCGCCAGTTCCTCCAATGTCCCAGAAGAGCCTAATCGTCATGAGCGGATCAGCCGCCACCCGGCCAATGCGTCCCTGTGATCGCGCCTCGGCGAGCGCTTTGGCGTAATAAGCCCCAGATGAGACGGAGACATATTCGCCTTCCCAGATGTGCCCGTATTGCTCAGGATCGGCACGCATACAGTCTAAGCGCTCTTGCTCGAGCACTTCCGGGAAATACGGGTTCTCGCGCCAATTGGCCCTGACGACGATGGAGTCGGTCGGCGGGTTCGGCCCACGAAGCATTACATCTACCGGGTCGGTTCTGCGGCGCGGGTTCCACGAAAACCATAATTCCGAGCCAGGCACGCGTATTGTAGGCCTCAGCAATTGCAGCGACCTCTCAGAAAGCGTCTGCGCTTCCTCAACCCAGGCTCGGCTGAACCCCTCCATCGATTTGATCGATTCTGCTGTGTGATCTTGCATGCCCTGAAAGATGATGATCCCATCCCCAGGCGTCTGGATCACGTCAGAAAAGACCTTGAAACCTGAACTTTCGCCCAAGCCGTATCTCTGCAGCACGTCCTCAATGAGTCTCTTGCTCGACTCTTTCAGTGATTTCTGCACCTCGCGGATGCAAACTGCTCGCATGCCAATACCGCCATTTTCGCCTGGAGCGGCAAGGCACGCTTCGATCAGCAGGGTCGCGAAGAACCAGCTTTTCCCCGATCCGCGGCCACCATACGCGCCCTTATATCGCGCAGGCTTCAAAAGCGGAGCGAACACACGGGGCGTCTCAATTGCCAGTTCCATCGGAAGAAGATTTCGGATCGACGATCTTGCGGATGATAGAAACCGTCATAGGGCCGCCATTAGCGCCCTTATGGACGATCTCGGCTTTCTGCTCCGGCTTCTCGAGCCCCCAGTTGATCCGCTCGAGGCGCTGAATGATGGCGAGCGCCTCGGATGCGATCTTGGCGGCCTTGAGGTCTTCAAAGGCAATCGCCTTTTGTTCCTTGGTGACGGCGTCCTTATGCGCTTTCAGCCCAGAATACAAGCGCTCGCGTGCGGCGTTTGTTTCTTCTTGGTGCCTCTGGACTACCTTTGCCGCCCGGTCTGCCGCTGAATCGATGGCTGCCGCGCGCTTTTTCGGATCTCCATCCGTTGATACTGCGTTGATTTTCTCATTGACTTTCCGCCGTATCACTTCGGCCACATCGGAGCCGTCCCCCCATCCTTCTGCTTTTGAGCGCCTGAAGATGGCCGCCTTGTCCACGCCATACTTGGCGGAAAGTTCCCCGAAGCTTGCCCCTGCCTCACGCTCGGCGCGAATGTCGGCCCAGGTTTCTTTGCTCAGTCTTGGCATTAGTCAAACAGAAACGCCGCGCATCCTTTTCTGAATGCGCGGCATGCAAAGCTACTGATCAACCGCGCTTGCAAATGACGCATCCAGCCGTCTGTTCGGCCGGTTGAGGTTCGCGAAGCAGTAGAAGCACCCATGCGAGCACCAATTCATGTCTAGATGCAGAGGCACAGGGCTTTTGAGAAGCTCACCGGTATAGACCCTGATGCTCATATGTCATACTCCATCAACAGACGCTCAATAACTGCCGATGATTCCGCGGACATCATCTTGCGCAGTTCCTTCAAGCGCATGTAAGCCTGGCGGCTGAGATTTACGAGCACCGGATACGTGATCCCATGCTTTTCGTCCGTCTCATCGTCTGATGCCCGATCGACTTCCACGGCGTTGCGTCCGTGCTCGATCTCGTCTGCCTCGCGTTCATCGGTTTCGTTGCCGCCTACCGCTGCGTTGAACATCGCATCGAGCTGCGCGTCACTGAACCCGAGCAGATCAAGGGACACGTCATCAAGACGAAGTTCCGCTATCTCGGACGCCAGCATCTCCAAGTCCCACCCAGCGTTCTCGGCGATGCGGTTGTCCGCGATCACCAGCGCACGGCGCTGGGTCGGCGTCAGGTGGTCGAGCACCACGACCGGCACGGTGTCCAAGCCGAGTTTCTTCGCGGCGGCCAGACGACCGTGGCCAGCAACGATGACACCATCGCCCCCGGCCAG